TAATGTAGTTGTCAAGAGGCTATGCTCCTTAATGCGTCAATTGCTGATTTGCCAGTAGTTCCAGCAAGTTCATTACAGATACCATTTAAATCTTTATAAGCAGAAGGTGCTCTACCAGCACTTGCCTTAATGTTTAAGGCTCCAATTATTCCAAGCCCTGATGTTCCAGCCCAAGCATTAGCAGCACCTTGTTCATCTTTAAATGCTGTTATTGCTGGGTAAGTTCCACCATTGGCTAGGCGATTTAATTCAGCACATAGAGTGCTACCTGCGGTACCTGTTGGCATTGTTTATCCTATCTAGGTGTAATGATTTTTTTATCAGGGGTAATAAGTTTTGACTTAGGCTCTTCCTTAGGTTTACCAAAGAATGCGTTGTAATAATGTTCATCAAATGAGAACCGCTTCATATGTGGGGCTAATGCACCAGTATGAGCATATAGTGGAATCTCTGCTTTATCGCATAGGGCAAAGAAAAATATATCTTCACCTATAAACTTAGTTCCTCTACCCATTTCCATAAATACTTGTCCATCTTGAGATGCTTCACGAACCTTTGGTACGATACTGCGGTGCATTAATACAAATCCCATACCCGCCGCATCAACCTTAATTAATTGATTTACTGGCATTGGGTGAACTCTGGTTAATCCAAACCCACCCTCATCTCCAACTATAAAGTTAAAGATTGTAGGCATTGGAATCATTAAAGGTTCTTCTGGATTATCTGTAGTAAAATATATTCCAGTAATAATTGGACGCTTTTCAGCATCCTTGTTATCCCATAATAATCTAAACTTCTCTGGACTAATTACTACATCTGAGTCTACCCATAGTAGCCATTCGTAATCAGTCTTATCAAACCAGTAATCAAATACTGTCTGTCTTTGTCTAGCAATCTGGTTGCCCTGACTTCGTAATGATGTTGCAAACTCTACACCAGACTTTAACATTACATCTGTTACGCCTTGCATAAACTTGCCATCAACCATACCGTTGTCACACCATACAACTGCTATTGAATCTTTTGTCCCCTTGGTACTCATATTACCACTTAACCTTGTCCGCCCAATAGGCTGCACTCATTTTACCTTTAGCAATATTCTTTCCGTGTCTTGCTTTAAAAGACTTGCGCTTTGCTTTCATACGCTCTGATTCGCCAGCCTTAGGAGCACCTGCTGTGCTTGCACCTTGCTCGCCAAATCTGATAGTCTTTACTTTTTCTCCTACCTTAGCCACTACTACGTGTGACTTCTTAGGATGATTAGGTGTACGCTTTGGCTTGTTGAAGCCAGATACTCCCGCTCTCTTTAATCTTGAATCAGCCATTATTTGCCCCTATACTTTGCTGTCTTCTTTGCTATGTTCTTAGGTTGTTTAACAAACTGTTTGCCCTTAGCATTACCTTTGGCCTTAGCCCTATTGGTTGCTGCCTTCTCTGCAGGACTTAAAGCATCCCACGCTGCAGTAGGTAGATATCTCTTCTTACCTTTAGATGGTTTACCATCAGATGTTTTCCACTTTTCAGCAGACCACTTCTTAAGTGATTGTTGAGATTTAGCAAGTGCCATTACTTGTAACCTCCGCCTGCTTTCTTGTATTGCACAGCAAGTAGTTGTGCTTTACGTGCTGACCATTCTCCAGGGTCTCCACCCTTAGAACCAGCCTTAATCTTCTTAAATAATGTTGCTCTCATACCAGGTTTGGTATAGTTGCCAGCAGCATTGACCTTAGACTTTGCTTTCTTCTTCACTTGCTCCCCTTAACTGTTTCTTTAGTCTTTGGGTCAAGGCGGACTTTCTCCGACCCGTCCTTTCGGAGAATAACAATCATACCGTCCCGCATAATTGATTTATTGAATCCGTCGTGACGCTTTCGTTGACCCGATGACATTACTTAGACTTTTTCTTAACTACGCCTGATACTTTCTTTAGGCGTGGATTAGCCTTAACAGCCTTCTTAGATGCCTTGCGAGCACCTGCTGCAACAATTGCAGAAGCACGCTCCATTGAAATGCCTTGCTTCTTAGCAATACCTGATGCTACTTTTTTAAATCCTGGATGTGCTTTTTTCATTATCGTCCTCTATTCACGCCAGGAGTGGTACGAGTTTGAGGAATAAACATTCCTGGATATTTTTTCTCAATTGCTTTTTTAGCCTCAGTATTAGCCTTAGCCATACCTGTATCAGATATTGACTTTTGGTATGCATCAACTGCTGCCTTACCTCTTAATACAGTAGGCTTTGGTTTAGGGGCAGCCATATTACTTCTTCTTGCCCATTTTCTTCATTGTCTTCTTAACAACCTTTTTCATTGGCTTGCCTGTTTTCTTGGCTTCTTTCTTTGCCATTGCCATACCTTTTGCTGTGTAAGCAAACTCTTTCATTCCTACTTTTGGCATTAGATTTGTCCTATCTCTTTCATAACGGCTGCGGTTTTATGGTTGATGTCTTTACTCTTAGGCATAGTGTCCGCATCATACGCTTTACCTAAGACTTCTGAAGCCCTATGTGCTTCTCGCACGTGAGCCATAGTTGTTCCTGCTGGTTGTATTCCTTGTGCTCTTGCATCTCTATAAGCCTGTAACTCAGAGGTCCACTTCTTATCTGAAATATCTCTCTTAGCATCTCCAGAGTTCATCTGAAGTCCTAAACCTTTACATCCAAAACATCCATCAATTGCAACTGGATGATGTTCCCAGTGTTTCATATGTCCCCTTATGCTGCTGTGAAGTTTGCTTCTGTTACTCCTATGCCACCAGCAATTAGTGCTGCTTTGGTAGCATCATTAACTATATGTTTATGACCGCCAATGTAGAACTCTTGATATGTTTCTACACTTGGGTCTAATGGATAGCGACTGATTCTATATGAACCATTCTGTTTTACTACAGAAACACCAACGTTTCTTTTATAGAAGTAGAACAAGCGGTGTTTACCCGATGGTCCCTCTTGTACATTTGGTGTTGTAAATATGAAATCTGCCATTGTTCTCCTTAATGAACTTACTCCGTAGCAGGAATATTTCTACTCCTGCCACAGCGTCAATCAACTAAGCGATTGATGAACCTGATTCGATTCTGAATAGTGCCTCTTCACGGTAGCGAGCAAATCCTAATACGCCGTACCAACCCATTGGGCGGTGACGCATCAAGCGGTCAACTACTGGTCCGATAACTACGTGTGGCTCTTCTGCTACGGCCTCAGCCAACGCTTGCTGTCCACAAACGATTGTGCGGTACACCCTTGCAGAACCAGAACCATCTGTAGCATTGTACAGACGAGCAGACTCTACGAAATAAGCACCTTCATAGGTACCAATTTCTCCTGCCCAAATGCGGTCTTGTGAAGAACCGTATTGGTTAGGAAGTAGCCATCCTGCTGAACCTGTCTCTGCACGAAGGTCGTGTGAAACTTCTGGGTGAATACCAGTCCAGTATAGTGAACCCTTGCGACCAACGGCTTTGTTAGCACGTAGTTTAGCAACGGCTCTGCGTAGGTTTGCAGATGAAAGTGTAGCAGCAGCGGTAACTGTTGCTGTTGAAGTTGCAGTTGAACCTGAATAGATTACGTTTGAACCGCCACGCAATGTTGTCATTGCTACGGAGTCAATAGAATCTGCAAGGTTGAACGCAATAATGTTTGCGATTGCTGGGTCTACATCAGCAAGGCTGAATAGTTCCAACGCACGAGTTACCAATACTGAGTTACCGTACTCTGCAAGAGTAATGGTTACTGAGGTTGGTGTTGACATTGCTACTGAATCGACATCGTCGTTTTCAGTTAAAGCAGTTGTCGCTGTTGATAGGTCAACGTAACGTTGTAAAACAACTGTTGAACCTGGGATTGCTTGACGTGCTGGACGCTTATCTGCTACAGAACGAATTAGGGGTTCTGAACGGAGGGCGAATTCTAGAAGACGGTCATACGCCTTCTGAACTAAACCAGCAGCACCAGCGGTACCTCCAAGAGAGGAACTACCTGTGGTAGTATAGTTTACTGTTGCCATTGTTTGTCACCTCCAAGTGACTATGAACGGAATTATTGTGAGCGAAGTACATCCAATAATGCATCCATCGAATCTGCATTATCAATGCGAAGATTTAAGTCTTCTGCTCGGTCTGGGGTCATAGCATTTTGGGTGAGTACATCTTGCTGCCTTAAGGCGGCTCTATCTACTTCACTTACTTTTGGCTCCTCAGTAGCAACTGTAATTCCGAATAAATCAGCGTTATCATCGAGCCAGTTATTCACTGTCTCTTCGTTAACCTCTTCTAAATCCTTAAGAACCAGTCTTGCTGCTTTAAGGTTGACGCCCTTCTTTTCTAGGACTTCTTTAACTGTACGCTCACGCTGCACCTTGGATAATCCCTCAAGTTGCTCAGTGAGTTCCTTGATACGCTTCTCATCGTTACGCTTGGCTTTCCGCAATTTTTTAAGTAAATCGCTTCCTTCCAATTGCACACCGTTGTCGGTATCTAGGTCGTCTTCGTCTTCATCCCAGTAGTTGTTGCTCATAGCAACCCACCCTTCTATTCGTTGTAGTCGCAAGCCTCAGATTCTGGTCGGGGAACCAGGCTGGCTCTTGCTATCGGTCTAGTACGCTATGTGAGGCCGATTGATTCACATAGGATTCTATTTTAGAACTGGCCTTTACCTGATTCGGTTAGGCTTGTTTTAGTAAGTCCAGATTGTCCCTTAAATCTGCCCTCTTCTTGTGCGGTTAAAGATTCTCTTGCTCTCTTAGCAGATGCTAAACCAAGAAATGCTTCTTGCTCTGCTTGAAGTCTTGTGTAATCTTCTCCGCCTGAAATACTTGACAAGAATTCTGCACGAGGTGCAATGCCTGCAACTGTCTGATAACCCTTACGTGCTTCTTCTTGAGTAATACCAAATGATGCTAACGCCTCAGCGCCTAATGCTCCAGATACTACGTTACCAAATCCTGCAGCAAGACCAGAGGTTGCCTTAATACCAGTTTCTAGTCCTTGTACTGCAGCAGCACCACCAATTTCAGCAATTTGTACCTTGCGCTTTAGTGCTGGTAAACCTTCAGTTGGGTCTAATAATGCAGAAACAATATCAGTTTGGTTAAGCGAAGGATAATACTCTGCCAGTGCTGCCTTTGTAAATGGGTCAGCATTCTTAACTCTATCTATTGCTAGACCAACTCTATCCGCAACTTCTGAGGCAGATATATCATTAGCAATAAAACCACTCATAGTTTCTTTTTTGGCAAGACTTCCAACACCATAAGATTGTAATACTTGAGAGTATGTTCTTTCGGCTGCTAAATACTCACCAGGACTTAATACTGCTTTACCTGCTGCAGCCCTTACTTTATTAGCAGAAAATCTTGTTTGAAATGCAACCGCTAATGGGTCCTTGCTATTAGGGTCTTGCATAATTAATTGAATAGTATCGTTTGAGTAACCCTTTTGAACTGCCTCAGTTACTGCCCCACTCAAATCACCTAAACCATATGAAGAAAGCAATGCGCTAATTGCTGCAATTGCATCAATCTTTTTAGTATCAACGGTTGGAGTTGTACTCAAAGGAGTCGTTGTCGTTGCTGCTCCAGTAACAACATTTCCTGTTTCTACCCTTGGTTGAATTGCTCCAGTATTTGGATTAACTTCATAACCAAGTGCTGCTGCTTGAGTCTCTAATTTTTGCGTTAGTATATCTGTACTAGCAAAGGCTTTTTCAAGCGCTGTTCGCATAATTGGGTCAGATACCTGTGAGACCAAACTTCTTGAATCTTCATAAGTAGGTTTGGCAGCGGTTACCGCAGGAACACTTGCTCCTGCTAATATTTGCTGTGCTTGTTGTACACCAGTATCAGCCTGAACTGCTGCTAGTGCTTTACGAACCGCTGCTTCTTCTGCGGACATCTTAGGCTTTGCCATTAACCAGCCAATCCAAACATTTTAGTCAAGTCTCTTGCTAAACCACCAAGAGAATCTTGAGCATTTTTAGTAAATCTCCACTTAGGGTCTTTGCGTAGAGAAATTTCATAATCGTATAGTCCCATTAAACCCTTAGGGTCCTTAGCAACACCCTGTAGTTCTTTCAAGTCAATAGCATCTGCATCTTCTTCAAGTATATTTGCACGAGTCTGAAGATATGGACTAAGTAACTGCTTCACTGTATAACCCTTATCAATCTTATCTGCTAATGCAGGAAAATAGGTCTTGGCCTGTAAGTTAATTAAGTTAATATTAGAGTTTAAAATATTTGAATTTACTGAAGATTCTACTGCTAACTTACCAATTGCTGCTTCGTTGAATGGAATTCCATTTTCAGAATAAGCCTTTTTCAATGTTGTATATGTTACGCCAAAACTACCTCTTTGAAGGCTGGCAACCGCTTTAGGGTCTCCAGTTTTTGCTAACTCAATTTTTGCAGTAGCATATGCTTTAGTTATTTTTTCTAAAACATCTTTACGTTCTTGAGCAGAAACACCCTCTAGGACTATATCAACATCACCAGATGGAGTTCTTTTAGTTGAACGACTTCTTTGTAGTGCAGATAATTGATTGTAATATGCTTGCGCTAATTCCTTTGGAACATCTTCGCCAAAGATAACTTTAAACTCAGCATTAATTTCAGCGACTGCTTCGGACTTTGTTGAGACACTTGTTACTGGGCGAGTAGTATCGCCAATACTGCCAGGAAGAACAGCCCCAGCCTTGATGCTTGCATCATTATCATCTGGGTCACGTAATGTGGCTGGTACGTTTTCTGGATTTACAGGGTCTACGTAAGAACCATCTTTATCTTTGTCTTCTTGGGCCACGTTAATCTCCAATCAAAGGTTCGAATATATTCCAGTAAAGCGATATAGCATTAGCGTTAGAACCTGCAAGGGTTCGTAAGAAATCTTTAAGGTCAGACTTAATTAGTTTCTTATAAGCATCTGCCTGATTAGTAGAACCTTGAATTCCACTTATCTGAGCCTGTGCATTGTCATATTGCATAATCATTGATTTAAATAAAGTTCCAAGTTCTTTATCTGGTGCCAATCCACCATCAACTACTTTGCGTAAATCATTTAATGCTTCATTTTTTAATGCCTTATATCCCTCGTTCATCTCCAATTGCTTGGCAAGTAGAGGATAAGAACTCTTAAAAAATGCTTGTTCTTGCTTCCATAAATTTCTATAGTAACGCTTTACTCCAACACTTGGATTTTGTTGGATAAGAGAATCATAATAATCTCTACGAGTATTATATTTCTGGCGAGCCTCAGCGGTAGATGCTTCTCTTAAATAGTCTTCAAGTTGTTTGTTCTTAACAAATCCTTGAGCCTTTAAATATGAGTAAGATTCTAAATCATTAGTTCCAGTTATTGGAATAAAAAATGATGCAGCCTGTTTATGGTTATTTATTAAATCTGTATTATCACGAACAAATTGTGCCGCTTCATATGATTTCTCGAAAGAAGCCTCGGTCTTACTTGTTGTTTTAGGAACTGTATAAACAGTCTTTGTTGGATAAAGATTAGCAAAAGCAACTAATGCCTTGCTGAAAGCATCTTCCTCGTTTGCGTACTTTTCAACGAATTTAGCAAATTCAGAATCCCAAGTAAAATAACCAGCATCAATCATTTCTTTTGGCACATCTTTAGTAGCAAAAAGTTGTACAGATGCAGGCGCACCAAGACCAGTTACAAATCTTAATGCCATAATGTTGGTGGCTTGAATTACTGTTTTGACATTAAAAGAATCTAATTCACTAGCATCTTTAGGTCCTTGACCAATTGAGTTTAGTAAACGCATTGCCTGGACAGTTGCAGAAAACTTCTGCTCGGTCATCATAACTTTGTCGTTGCGGATACCTATATCAATTAAACGCTGAACGTTGATTGGAGTAAACTTGCGCCACCAGTCTTGATTTGGAGCACCGCCAGTAATAACTGGTTCTGCAGATTTTAAGAAACTTCCAATTCCTGGAAGATTTTCAAGAACTGCCAAAGATATTCCTACAAATGGTCCACCTAAACGTGGTGCTGCTGATTCAGGGTCAAGTGATGGAGTAAGCATTTTAACTTTTCCACCAAGATTTACTGGTAAAACTTGTGCTCCAGGAATACCCATTAATCTAAAAACAGAATTTCCTAGCACATAGTTTAATACATCATCTCCTGGATATGTAAAATACATTTCTCCATTAGAGTCTTTATGTACAAACCCTGAGTGTTCAAATGTTTGATTTAAAATTGCAAGGCGAACAATTGCTCTTTTTTCATATCTAGCAACTCTAGTTGCACGACGGTAAAAATCTTCTGTTGCTCTATAATAACGACCAAAGTTACGTACATTAAATGCTAGGTTAGTTCTGACGTCAGAGTTATCAATATAACCTATTGTCCTTTGACGGGCAAGACTTAAGCCAACTTCGTGCGCTTGTTTACGTGCAAGTTTATTGGCAGTTTCTAGTTCTATTCCAGAGTCAACCAAGCCTCGCATAATATTATTTTGGTAGCCAACTAAATCTTTACGATACATAAGATAGTTACCATAAGTAATAGGCTCTCTATCAAGAATAGCAATCTGGCGACCAATCCAACCATAACCATTCTTCATAACTCTATCAAAAAATCCTTCAGCATCGCCAACTTGTAAAGGCACTAACTCTCTACCAAGAACGCTTTTTGGTTGCTTAAAGTCTTGATTGTATTTGTTGAGTTGTTTGAAATCAAACTTGTCAATTCCACCAGAGTCTTTAATGTCTTTGATTAATTCTTTATTTAATCTACCAGAGAAGTCTCTAAGAGTGCTTGTTGCATCAGCATATACTCTTTTAGCAAGACCGTATGAACCCTCGGCCTCGTAAATTGCTGACCTCTTGGCTAGTTCATTTCCTTTACCATCTAAATATTTTGCTAGGACGTCAATAACATCTTCTTCTTTTTTATTTATATTACTGAATACAATTTGACCCCAGATATTTCTTTTGCCAATTGTATTGTTTAAATCTAAATACCAATTAAGTAAAAATCCTGGCTTATTGTATTCAATTTGACTAAATATTGAAGCAAATTTTTGGTCTTTTAATGCTTCTGCGATATCAACATTAAATGTTACTGAAGGTCCGTATTGTTTCAAATATTTTACTGTATCTTCAGCAGCATCCATTTTAAATTCTGTTCTTGTGGAAGCGCCATTAATGTCATCAATTACATTACGACCACCATTGCGAATAAAGTCTTCAGCATATTCGGCATTTCTCTTGCCATCTGCTGTTGCTAAGAATCCTGGTTTAAATCTATCTTTCGTCAAGGCAACGCCAACTGCATTAGCAAACTCATCTGGATTATCTGCAAATGTAGCAATCTGTTCTTTGCTATATGACTTGTTTAAAACTCTGTATAAAGTTCTAGATAATATTCCTAGTGGACTTGTCTCAACATCTCTTTTTCTAAAAGAAGTTTTTTTAGCAGATGGAGCGATACCTTTGCGAACTTCTTGAGACATTGCAAAACCTTTTATATAGTTTACAATTCCTTCAAACCCGCTGATTAAACCATATGTTCCAACTTCTTCAACTGAAGTACGAATACCTAGGCGAGGATATAAATTTAAAAAAGACCAAATATCGGTAACCTTTTGATTTGCTACAGATTCGCCAACTTTTCCAGTTATAGATGAAAATATATTTCCACGCAATTCAAATCTACGAAGGTCAAGAAGATTTGGCATATAACGAGATTGTGATAGTTGATAAGAACGAACACCTCGTTGAGCACCATTTAACTCAGCAGCATTATAACTTCTAACATCTGCTGGGTCTAAACCTTCAATGATTTCCTTTAAAACTTTACGTGACTTTACGGTATTACCCATAGTTCCGCCAAGAATTTTAAGAGACTTGTCAATGTCAGATATTGTTTCAGAAATTAAATCTTTTTCTTGCTTAACTGTTGCAATTTTTAAACGTTCCGTTAATTGCTTTTTAATAGTTTTAAATGCTTTAATTTGGTTAGAAATTTGTCCAATTTCCGCAGCAGTAGAGGCAGCCAAACGATTTGCTTTTCCTTGTGCGGTTACCGCATCGGTAGCATCTGCAACTAACTTACGAACTCCAACAGGACCTGGGAGGCCAACTGGATTTGCAGTTCCTAATATTCTTGAAAACTCTGCTAGGTCAAGAGCACTCTGGTTTACTGAGTAAAGTTCCTTTGACATAACATCAATCTCGTCAATAAACTTTTTTCCACCAGCGGTAAGGTCTAAACCCATTCCATAAGCAAGGGTTTTTAACATACCCTTGTACATAAGTAGGCGCTGACCTTCAGTTGCTGCAATCCAAGCAGCACGAAACGTAGATGCGGAACCTTTGTCTACTACTGTTCGCATTAAACGATATACCTGGTCAGAACTTGTTGTATCTGTTAAAGATATTAAACGCTCTTGAGATGGCGCAATTGAAAATTGACGAAATAGTGAATCAATTTTTGCAGCAGTACTGGAGTCTTTAGACTTAAATTTTTTGCCTTTATCAAAACCAGTTAATACACCACGAGTTACTTCCTTATAGCCAATATTATCTGCCCAGCCAACTGGGTTTTCATCAAGTAATCTAGCAATATCATCTACCGTGTCAGGTAAGTTTAATGATGAATACTTTGAATTTGGCAAACTTTTAGTAACTGCATCACGGACTGTATTTGTAAGGCTTCTACTCCAAGTATAACGTGGTATTAATGGGTCTCTACGTAACCCAGCATTGCCTTTAACAATATCATCAATAATATCTCCGCCTCTAAAAAATTCTAAGGCAGTATCTGCATCTTTAATATTAGGCGCCATATATCTTGCAACATCTAAATTGATTTCAGGGAAACGTTCTTGAATGCGAGTCAATACTTTGCCCTTTGTGGCAATGTCTCCAGTATTATATTCTTGAAATAGTTCGCCTATTTTATTCCAATAATTACGAACACTACGATTTCTCCAGGCTTTGTCAAGATTTGCTGGATTTTCACCTAATTTAATTAAACCAAAACGAGCAATGTCTGCAGTACGCTTTGCTTTACCTGCAAGGATTAATGGGTCTAAGCCAAAAGTCACACCAAAGTCAATACCACCAGAGATTGTGTTAAAAAATAATTTAGCATTTCCATCACCCATAATTGCTTTTTCGGCTTCAAATGGAAATAGGCTAACTAAAGAACGTGCAACATCTCTTCCTGGGCTAATTTTAGCCTTTTCAAAACTAGCAACTGCACTGCCAATTGATTTTCTTATTTCTTCATCTTCTGGCAAACCGCTTGTAAAACGATTAACAATATTAAGAGCCTTAGGGTCGGCTAGTAATTTGTCATAATAATCTATAAAGTTTTTTCTACCAGCAAGTAACTGTGCAACATAAGCAACCTCTGGAGTAAGTGTTTGCTTGATTTTTTCAACTTCACTTTTATCAAATACATTTTCTTTGTCAGATGCTTGTTCCCAAAATCTTTTCCAATTCTGAGAGTTATCTGCTACAGTTGCATCTTCTCCACCTGGTAATAGTTCTTTAAATCCTTCAACAAAGAATCTTTCAAAAAGAAATTCTCCAGTATCGCCTTCTTCTTGAGCCAAGCGTGCTGCTCTATATGGTTGCTTAACAAGTTTTTCTTGTGGACGAACCAAAGATTCAAGAACTCTTCCAGCACCAGACGCAACGCCAGTCTCTTTATTTACAGCAACAGGTGCGCCAGTGGCAAGAGTTAAAATTGCTTCTGCTGGGTTTACAGATGTTGTAGGGGTAATTGGTAATCCAGCAACTTGCATACCAAGTTCTTTAAAAGTTTGTACAGCGTATTCTGCAGATGACTTTAAACTTCTTCCGATGTTACCTAAAAAGCCTCTATCTTCTTGAACATACTTTGGACTAAAATAAGACTTAAGGGCTGATTGCCATTCTGGAGTTAAATTATTAAAACTTTTATATGCATCATTTTGTGGCAGGGTTGTTAAAAAATCGTGTGTCTTTTTTAGTTCAGTAAATGCGGCTAATTGTTGTTTTTCTGAACTAGACAAGTTGGCTTGAACTGCAGCGGTTGCAACGCCAGGAGAAAAACTAGCAATACTAGTTAAAGGATTATACTTCTCAGCCACTAGAGACCTCTGGACACTACATAATTATAAAGTTCTTCTGCATCTCCAGTTGGGTCAATATCAATCATTGAAGCAAGAATTTCAGATAGACTGCGCTCACGAGGAAGATTTAATACTTCACTTCCTGGGCCTGGGCCAAAATCCATACCAGATGTAACTGGCTCATTAACTCTTTCGGTTGGAGCAGTTAATGGAGTAAGTGGTGGCATAGCAGGAGTAGATTGATTTGGACCTGCCATAGGAGCAGATTGTTGTTGAGCCATTGTTTCTACACCAGTAGAACCTAATTGATTCATTCCAGGAATATATTTTGCAGCCTGTGTTCCTGATTGTCCCGCTCCACCAGTTGCAGAAATGTTTGCTGGATTATTCTGTGGCGCTGTTGGGCGCATTCCTCCACGATTCTCAGCCATCATTCCTCCTACTTAATTTTTCTAGGTTGTTCTTTTGATATATATGGACCAGCAGTAAATGCTGTAAGTTTAGATGCAATCTCCATTGCTTCGTATGCATCTGCTCCAGCGTATAAAGCACCTAGTGCGTATGTAGCACCAGAACCTGCAGCGTATACTCCATCTGCAGATTTGCTTATTGATAACTCTTGGTCGACATCAAATATCTCTCCACCAATAGCCATAATAAATTGAAATCTATTTTCTTTTGTGTCTTCGTCAAAATTGTAACCATTATCTGACATACACTTACGAAGAGAAGGCATAGCCTTCACAATCATAAAATGATACAAGTCTTCTTTGTCTTGCTTAGTTGGAACTGGTGGCTCCCAGATGTGTTGAGCAATATCGCAAGGGAGTGTTTCTCCAGAACCAGCAATTAAAAACATTCCATTTTCAGAAATTTTTTTAACTTCAGGATGTGTATAAATTCTTCCATCAGCATCAGTAGTTTGACTATCAGCAACTATGAAGCAGCGGTCTTTATGTTCTATTCCTATAATTGTTGTCATTGTCCCCTACCTAATTAACTTCTAGTTACTACTCGTGCATTACCTTTTCCACTTGCGGTTAAACTTGAAAGAATTGTTTGAATGTCTGGAGCCTGTTGTGGAACCATTCCACCGCCTTGTTCAGGTGGAAGAGCGCCTCCTACTGGAGCACCAGAGGGAGCAGGGGACGTTTGCTCAACCATAGATGTAGAAACTCCAGCAGGAGGAACTGGTTGCTGCGGAGCGAAAGTGGCTTCAATTGCGTCTTCTAGTGCTTGACCCTTTTGACGAGCCTTGATAACCGCAGCAATTTTATTGATTATTCCAGATGCATCTTGTCCACCTGCGACCATCTGTGGAATTGCTTGACTTAACGCTGTAAGAGAACCAAGTAAAGATGTTCTCATATTTTCAACTTCAATCTTTTCAAGTTCTTGTGTTACGTTAACTGTAAATGGTAACTCACGCATAGCCATATCTTTAGATATTAAACCACCGCCAAGAGCCTGTAACATAAAGATAAGTCCCTGCGCTGGGTTAAGACCAGCAAGCATTCCATAACGTACATCTGCAGAATAGTCGGACTTAATATCTTTAGTTGGCTTGTATGTAATTTCATATGGTGAACCAGAATCTACGCCACGAATTGTTTTTTCTTCAGGGTAAATGGTTTCGTCAATTTCAAAACATAAACGAATTACATCACGAAGTGCTGCTGCAAAAATAGCCTGTGCTGATTTAACCTGTGTATCAAAGGCACCCATAAGAGCCTGTACACCTTGACCAGTAACGATAGATGCATCAATGTTTCCAGTACGAGATTCTGGATAACGAGCACCAACTCTAAGTTCGGCGTTAAGAAGATTTTGTTCTGTAAACGCACCTTGTGGCAATGTAAGTTCTACACGGCGAACACCTGCTGGGTTGGCTGTACGGATAACCGCATCTCCACCCAATTGTAATTCTTGAACATCTTGTGGAAGAACAATAGGTGCTTGTACAGATTTCTCTGCAGCCTCCATCGCAAGTAAAGCAAAACGATTACGAAGTAATTGAATTCCTAATACATCATCAAACTGTCCACGTAGTTCGCTATCAATAGATGGCTTACGTGCTATTACTACCATCATCTTGCCAAGAGGATTCTTGGCCTGTGATAGAACTAAATTTTGTCTTGCTGGTAAATAAACAACTGATTGGTCTTTATCATAGTAGCGAACCATCTCTACTTGACCATTTAAATCTTGTTTGTATCCATCTTGTCCAAGGATTACAGAATCATACTCAGGGAACTGGGTTACTAATTCGCCCAATGTTAAAGTGTATCTTTTAGCAAATGCTACGCAGCGACCATATCGGTCAAACTCTGGATAAGAACCAATTGGATTTTCTAAGCGAATGCGAGGTAATTTTGCTTCATCGTCTAGTTCGATAATAAATGGAAGAAATCCATAAGTTAAATACCAGTCCGCTCCTTGGTACATCTGTACAGATAGGTCAGAGTTCTGGAAATAGTTACTAGCAATACGAGTACGCTTATCAGCAAAAGAACGAGCACGGTCATTAACCTGATTAGCGGCTGAACAGTTAACCGCTGGAAGAGGCGCCATAACCTCTGAAAGGTCTCTGGCAACGACATCAATAAAATTTGCAACGACATTAGCGTCTACACCATCTGGAAAGAAGTCAGGATAGACTTCTGATATTTTGCCTTTACGAACAGCAAGAACGTCTAGGTTACGAGCATCTCTCTCGCTATTACGGTAACGCAGGGATTGAACCCGTGCTGCTACCTGCTCCATTGTTAATGCCATTTATATCCTAACTGTAAGTTTCAGCCCATTGCTCTGCAAAGGCTTCGTCTAAATTAAGTGAACCACGTTTTGACTGTTGTGCTCTAGTAGCCCAGCGATTATTCTGATACTGCCCAATTCGTGTTGATTGTTGCATCAGTTCACGGATACGTATAACCGCAAACCATAAAGCCATTACACAGTCAGTTGGGTTCTTAGTGTCAGGCTTCCAAGTAATAAGTTCTTGAACTAAAGTCTTAAGACCTTCAGAACCTTCATTGCTTGGTAATTCAAGTATGTTGTTGTCTTGGAATCTACCATCTCTGGTTGAACCAAATAGGCTTGCCATAGAGGCTACACCAAATCCAACATCCCATTTATTCTTACCAGTAAAGTGTGAGTTAAGTTGGCAACCATATTGGGCTAGATAATTTCTTAGGTTATCATCCAGAGCGTAAGCCTTCTGGTGGGCGTTAATTTCAATTCGTATTTCTTGTGGCTTGTATTTAGGTACCCACTCTTCAATCAAGTTTTGAATCTTGGCTGGAGTAGGGTCTGTCATATTGACACAATCTAAAACATATATCTTTCCATCAGAACGGTTATAAGAAACAACTACCGCTCCTGTTGCTCCCGCCATTGCTGGGTCGAGGCCAATAACTGTATATGTAGATTCACAATGCTTCGGATGTCCTGGGACTCCAGGCTTGAGAGGTCCTCTTTTTCGCATTCCATTAACACTACCTGCGACGCAGGTCGGAGAAAAGATTGAATTCTCTGTGACATCTTCTTGTTGGTAGACCATAGCCCAGACAGATGGCGCCACTTCAGAGCGTCTTGTAAATAGCGATGGTCCGTCCCATTTAGGGAACAGCCCTTCCT